CCAGCATCTACTTTAGGTTTTATCGAAGTACCATATTTCGGTAGAAAGGTAAAGATTGCAGGCGACAGAACATTTGCTGAATGGAACGTAACAGTAATCAATGACGAAGACTTCTTAATTAGAAATGCTATGGAAGAGTGGATGCAATCAATCAACTCTCACCTTGGCAACGTAAGAGGCTTCGGATCTGCGAGTGACTTATCTTATAAGTCAACAGCACAGGTCATTCAATATTCTAAGACAGGAGTACCTATCAGAGAATATAGCTTCAACGGTTTATTCCCAGTAAACATTACTGAGATGGAAGTTGACTGGAATGCCACAGACGTGCTTCAAGAATTCCAGGTCACTTTCCAGTACGACTGGTGGGAAGTAACTGGTGGTTCTACAGGGAACGCAGGCGGAAACTAAGATTAAAGGGCAACAACTCGTTGCCCTCTTTTCTTTTATAGGGTACGATATGCCCTTTATAAATATATGATGAGGTAACCCCTATGGCAGAATTATTCGGATTCGAGATAAAAAGAAAGTCCACAGATCAGGACTTAGGCTCATTTGTAAACAAATCAGATGATGACGGCGCTGTCGTTGTTGCTGAAGGTGGTGTTTATGGGCAATACGTAGATCTCGAACAGACAGCAAAGAACGAAGGTGAGCTTGTAACTAGATATCGTAAGATGTCTATGCAGCCTGAATGCGAAAACGCTATTGACGATGTTGTAAATGAATCAATTGTTTACGAGCCGGATAGCCATACAGTCGAACTCAATTTAGATCAAGTCGAAGTCACAGACGGTATTAAGAATAAAATATTTGAAGAATTTAACATAGTAAAAGATCTGTTAGACTTTGAAAGACAATCATACGAAATTTTCAGACATTGGTATATTGACGGAAGGGTATACTACCACGTCATTATAGATGAACAAAATGTTCAGAATGGTATTCAAGAACTTAGATACATAGATCCTAGAAAGATTAGGAAAGTAAGGGAAGTTCAAAAGAAAAACAAAGGACAAGGACCTAACAGAATCACACTTAGCCAAACAAAGCAAGAATACTATCTGTTCAATGACAAAGGATTTAAGGGCGGACCAGGAGTAACAAATCCCGCTCAAGGCACTACAAATGGTCTTAAGATAGCCAAAGATAGTGTGTTACATTGTACATCTGGATTAATGGACGAAGCAAATAAAATGGTATTAAGCCATTTACATAAAGCCATTAAACCTTTAAACCAACTAAGAGTCTTAGAAGATGCAACGGTTATCTATAGAATATCAAGGGCACCAGAACGAAGAATATTCTATATCGATGTTGGAAATTTACCAAAACTAAAAGCCGAACAATATCTTAGAGATATGATGGCTAAACATAAAAATAGACTTGTCTACGATGCAACTACTGGTGAGCTAAGAGACGATAGAAAGTTTATGACTATGTTAGAAGATTATTGGCTACCAAGAAGAGAAGGCGGCAAAGGTACAGAGATTACTACTTTACCAGCTGGACAAAACTTGGGAGAAATGGACGACGTATTATATTTCCAAAAGAAATTATATAGAGCTTTAAATGTTCCTGTATCAAGATTAGAACCTGAACAAGGGTTTGCAATTGGTAGAGCGTCTGAAATAAGCCGAGACGAAATTAAGTTTCAAAAATTTATTGCAAGATTAAGACTTAAATTTTCTAGATTATTTGAATCTGCATTAGAAAAGCAACTGGTGTTGAAAGGTATTATTACACCTGACGACTGGCCCGCCATTAGAAGAGAGATGAGATTTGATTATGTCACTGACAGTCACTTCTCTGAACTTAAACAACTCGAAATCTTTAGAGAAAAAATCAGTGCTGTTAATGATGTGGATCCATATCTTGGAAAATACTTCTCAACTATGTGGGTTAAGAAGAATGTTCTTAAACAAACGGACAAAGAAATTGAAGATATGCATGCTGAGATGATGGCTGATACAGAAGCCGAGCAAGAAAATATGGACCAATATGGCCCAGATCAAGGCGAAGAACAGCCAGATCAGGACAATGGATTCCCTGAAGCACCGCCTGAGCAAGTGTAAGATATATAAATATAGCAGGAGATTATTATGACAGATAATGTAAAGAGTATTGTTGATTTGGCAATGGACGACAAACCAAATAAAGCTAGTGAAGTTTTAGATGATATTTTGAGAGATCGATTAGCTGCTAAAGTTCAAACTATGAAAAACGAACTAAGCAACGATATGTTCGGTCAAGAATATCAAGGTGATGTTCATGCTGAGCCAGTAGAAGATCAACAAGAACTTGATTTAGAACCTATTGAAGACGAAGAGGAGCTAGATCAAGAAGAACTCGTTGATGATGGTGAAGTAGAAACTGAAGACCAAGAGCAGGATGAAGATCCTGTCGAAGACGAGGAAGAAAATGAAAACACTTAGACAAATTGTAGAACTGAAGAAGATTGATATTGTTCCTGATCCAGAAGAACAAGCTGGACAAATCAGCAACTATGCTAATCCTAAATCAGAAGCAGAAAAGAATTTTGTCGGCAAACATTTAGACGCAGTGCAACAACAACTTCATCCTGCATTTAAAAATCAAGCAGAACAAGATGCTGTATTTAAAGGCGGCACTATTAAAAAAGATCATTCAAAAATTGCTTCTTATAAAGAGGGCGAAGACGCTGAAGTTTATGAGCAAGCTATTGAGTTCGTAAAAGATAATTTAACAGAAGAAAATTTAGAAAGGTTTAACCAATTGCTAGAAGACGATTATCAAAGCGCTGTTAACTTTGCATTAGAAATCTCTGAGGAAATTTTAAGTGAGTAGAATATTAAAGTTAAAAGGTTCTGAATTTACAGCTCCAACTGATTTAGCAAATGCTAACACAGCATTTGACTCAACACTTATTAAACACTATCATACAGCTGCAGCAGTAATTACTGTTACTGATTCAGCAAACACAGCAATTGGAAATACAACTGTCTCTGCAGGCGAACATTTTATACAGAAAGCTGCAACAGATAAAATTTATGCTAGCGCTGGTTTATTCACGCCGATAGCATTCGCAGATTAGGAGTACAAATGAAGTTAATTGCAGAAACCACTTTTGATAGCATAGCACCAATCATCACAGAAGCTAAGGATGGTAAAGGTAAAGATTACTTTATAGAAGGTGTTTTCATGCAAGGTGGCATCAAAAACAGAAATGGTCGTATGTACCCAATGGAAACATTGGACAAAGAAGTTCAAAGATACAACGATCAATTTGTAAAAACAAATAGAGCTTATGGTGAGCTTGGACATCCTGATGGCCCTACCATAAATTTAGAAAGAGTTTCGCATATGATCAAAGACCTCAGAAGAGAAGGTAATGATTATGTTGGGAGAGCAAAAATAATGGACACCCCTTACGGTAAAATTGTAAAGAGTCTGATCGATGAAGGAGCACAACTAGGTGTATCTTCGCGCGGTATGGGGAGTCTTGTACAGAATAGTGATGGTATCAATGAAGTGCAAGGAGATTTTCAACTTGCTACTGCTGGCGATATTGTTGCAGATCCTTCTGCACCAAACGCTTTTGTAAATGGTGTGATGGAGGGTGTTGATTGGATTTATGACGCTGCATCTAATTCGTGGCAATCACAAAAAGTGATTGAGCAAATTAGAGATATAGGCAGAGTAAGTGCAAGAGAGTTACAGGAAAGGAAAGTAGAGTTATTCTCTAAGTTCTTACAAACCCTGTAATTTGTTAATTTATAAATAATAAGCAAACGAATTAGACTCAAATGAGGAGAAAACAAATGGCTAATGAACTAAAAAAGTTCGACAATGAAGAAGCTGTTGTGGCCGAAGAGCAAGTAGAACTTGACGAGTTTAAGGCCAGCGGTGAGAATTCAGAAATCGCAGACCCTGTAACTAAAGGTAGCAACAAAAGACCAGCTGATAAAACAGCTGGATTCAAAGCTCCTAACCCAGGCGGCGCTGATGAGAAATCTGGATCTGAGTCAAAAGGAGAAGATTTGATTACTGCTAAGGGAAAACAAGCTCCAGCTAGAAAAGCTGATAAAAAAGCTAGTGATGCCCCCCAAGCACCTAAAGTAGCAACTCCTGGACAAGGATCTGGTATGAAAGAAGACATCGACGCAATCTTTGGTGAGGATCTTTCAGAGGACCTAAGAGAAAAAGCAACTACTGTTTTTGAAGCAGCTGTTAATGCTAGAGCAACTGAGCTAGAAGCTCAATACTCAGAAGCATTTGACACTCAGCTTGCAGAAGCTAAAGAAGCTCTTTCTGAAGAGATGGCAGGCAAAGTAGACGAGTACATCAACTACATTGCTGAGCAGTGGATTGAAGATAATAAAATTGCAGTTGAATCTTCTCTGAAGGTAGAGATTGCAGAATCTTTCATGAGCGGTCTTAAAGGTCTTATGGAAGCACACAGCGTTGTGATTCCTGAAGGTGCCGACAGCGACATTTTACAGAACTTAGAAAATAGAGTCGAAGAACTCGAAGGCAAGCTGGAAGAAGAAACAGCACAAAAAATTGCTATCAACAACGAGTTGTTCGAAGAAAAAGTACAGAACATTTTTGCTACAGCTTCTAAAGGCTTAGCAGAAACACAAATTGAAAAACTCCGTGCTCTATCGGAAGGTCTAGATTATGATGATATCGAAGACTATTCTTCAAAGCTAAACACTTTAAAAGAATCATACTTCGAGAAAAAACAGGCTAGTTCTTCAGACGTTGAAGATCAAGATCCTGTAGAGTTAGACGAAGAAGTCAAACCTTTACCAGGTGAAATGGCCAAGTATGCAGCCGCGATATCGCGAACTGTTAGGAAATAATTCGTAAATTCTAAAAGGAGAAACTAATGGAATACATGTACGAACAACTCCAACAGAAATGGCAACCAATTATTGAGCATGCTGACCTTCCAGAAATCCAGGATAGTCACAAGAAATCAGTAACTGCTGTCTGTTTGGAAAACACAGAGAAGTCTCTAAGAGAGAATGCAGGATTCGCTCCTAATTCTTTACTTGCTGAGGCTCCCGCAAACGCTACTGGTTCTAGTATTGATAACTACGATCCAGTATTAATTAGCTTAGTTAGAAGAGCTATGCCTAACTTAGTCGCTTATGACTTAGTTGGTGTTCAGCCTATGACAGGACCTACAGGTCTTATCTTTGCTATGAGAAGCAGATATACTTCTCAGTCAGGCTCAGAGTCTTTCTACAACGAAGCTGATACTTCATTCTCAACCCAAACTGCTGGTAACACAACATTGGGTGAGGCAAACTCTAGCAACCAAGGTACTGAGCCTTCAGGTAACTCTGCTACTTACAACTTTGCAAGTGGTATGGAAACAACTGAAGCTGAAGCACTTGGTGATGGCGGTGGAACAAACTTCGCAGAGATGGCATTCAGCATCGAGAAGATTTCTGTCACAGCTAAATCTAGAGCTCTTAAAGCAGAATACTCAATGGAACTTGCTCAAGACTTGAAAGCTATTCATGGTCTTGACGCTGAGACAGAACTTGCTAACATTCTTTCTACAGAAATCTTAGCTGAGATCAATAGAGAAATCGTAAGAACAGTTAACCTTGTTGCTGTACCTGGTGCACAACAAAACGTTTCTTCCGGTGGTACTTTTGACTTAGACGTTGATTCTAACGGTAGATGGATGGTTGAGAAGTTCAAAGGTCTTATGTTCCAAATCGAGAGAGAAGCTAATGAGATTGCAAGAGGAACAAGAAGAGGAAAAGGTAACATCATGTTATGTTCTTCTGACGTTGCTTCTGCACTTCAAATGGCTGGTGTATTAGATTACACTCCTGCTTTGAACAGCAACAACTTACAAGTTGATGATACAGGTTCTACATTCGCTGGTGTATTAAACGGCAGAATTAGAGTCTACATTGACCCTTACTTTGCACCTTCTTCAGGTGTACACTACATGACTGTAGGTTATAAAGGTTCATCAGCATTTGATGCTGGTCTGTTCTATTGCCCATACGTTCCACTACAAATGGTGAGAGCGGTTGGTGAGGACACATTCCAACCAAAAATTGGATTCAAGACAAGGTACGGCGTTGTCGAGAACCCATTTGCGAGAGGAACTGATGCCCTTGCTTCTAACGGTGCATTATCACAAAACCTTAACAAGTACTACAGAAGAGTGTTGGTCAACAACATCATGTAATACAAACCTTTTATGGTTTTTAGAGGGGCTTTTAGCCCCTCTTTTTTTATCTGTTGATTTTATATAAATAATATTGTATAGTAATATACATCGTTCATCTCTAACGAGACGGAAGTAGTCAATAGTGACGAAGGAACGCATTGTTACGTTCATCTAGTAATAGACGGAAGTAGGCAATGGTGCTGAAGGAACGCAATCTTCTATAGGAGATTGACATGACTAAATATCAAATTGCTCGTTTCAAACGTGCAGTCAAAAGGGATCTTACTAAGGAAATATTAAGCCCTAAAGCTAAGAATCATAGAATAGCTAAATCTTCTGGTCCAAGAGACGAGGAAAGATTTTTGCCTGAATATGCGACTAATAATCCTTGGTACTAATAGAAGGGGCCATTGGCCCCTTTTTACTCGTTGACTTTAAACCGCTATGGAGGTAATATAAATACTGTTATGACTGGAACTGAACCTACAACAACAAACTTTCTATCTCCTCTAGGACATAGATTTTTCATTAAGAAGATCCCGACAGTGAACTTCTTTGTACAGAATGTCGCTATTCCTTCCATAACAATGGGCGAAACACCGGTCCCTACACCTTTCACTAAAATACAGTTGCCTGGTGATCAAGCAACATATGGCGATCTAGTAATCACATTTAGAGTTGATGAAAACTTAGATAACTATATGGAACTGTATAATTGGATGAGAGCAATATTAAGGGTCGATGATTTTACAGAATCTACTGCATGGGTGAACGAGGCTAATAACCCAATGTCTGATGATCGAGTGTTTAGTGACGCAACATTGACTATATTGAATAGCGCAATGAATCCTAACAAAGAAGTTACATTTACGGACTGCTTTCCTACTTCTCTATCAGATATTCCGTTCTCTACGCAGCTAGCTGATGTAGATTATGTTGAATGTACAGCTACATTCAAATACAGAAAATTTGAAATAGAGAATATATAATGAATGAAACTTGCAGAACTAATTTTTTAAAAGAAGCAAAAGAAGGAATCGTAACAGTAGAGTTCACTAAAATTGGAACTGGTGAACTACGTGTCATGCCATGCACACTAAAAGCTGATTTGATGCCTGGAGAAGCAACAGTAAAAGATATAGATCCAATGAGTGATAATTTTGTAGTATGGAGTTTGGATAAGGACGCATGGAGATCCTTTAGAGTTGACACCGTTACAAAATGGTATACAGGAAATCCAGTTGAACAAGAAAGTCAAGAGAGCAGCTAAAGAAGCTACTAGCGATACCATACTAGGCACTATTATTAACTTCCCAATTAACTTTGCTATTATTTGGGTTTGTTTGTCGTTGTCTTTTAATGCGTTACAGACTACAATAGCCTGTACATCAATAATGTTTTTCATTGCTGTTATTAGAAAGACGGCAGTTAGATTATGGTTTGAAAAGAAATATGACACTAGAACAGATACAGGAACTATGGAGTAAGGACGCTCCAGTAGATAGAACTGAATTAGGCGATGAGGCCATTAAGATACCTCAACTCCACAGCAAATACTTTAAGATTTATTCGACTGAGAGATTGATTCTCAAGAAGATGGAACTTGAAAGCAAACAAATGTGGAAAGACTTGTGGAGCTATTACCAAGGTCACATGGACTATGAGGATCTAACAGAACGAGGTTGGGATCAAATTAACACTATTATCCTAAAAGCAGACCTCAACATTCACATTGATTCTAACAAGGATTGGATCAACAACAATCTTAAGTTAGCTTATCAAAGAGAGAAGGTAGACTTCTTAGAGGCAATTATTAAATCACTCAACAATAGAGGATTCAATATCAATGCCGCAATATCATGGGAAAAATTTAAGGTAGGAATTTAATGAACGTAAGGTTAGTAAGCTGGTCTCAAACGCCAGTTGAAGAGCAAGACCTATCTGCACTTGATCTGGTTGCTTTCTGTGCAAGAGTAAGTAACCCTGAGAACCAGATGAATACACAGACTAGTGAAAGGCTAGTCAAATACTTAATTAAACATCAGCATTGGTCTCCTTTGGAGATGGTCAGTGCATGTATAGAAGTAGAAACGACACGTGACATTGCACGTCAGTTTCTTAGACATAGATCATTCTCATTCCAGGAGTTCAGTCAACGATATGCTGATCCAACAATGGACTTGGAGTTTACGACTCGTGAGGCTAGGATGCAAGATCCAAAGAACAGACAGAACAGTATCAAATCAGACAATGATGGTCTACATATCGAATGGCACAGACGACAGAGGAAAGTCATTGAAGCAGCAAGCAATGCTTATGAGTGGGCTATCAATAATGGTATTGCAAAGGAACAAGCAAGAGCAGTACTACCAGAAGGCAACACAATGAGTCGTCTTTATGTCAATGGAACTTTGAGATCATGGATCCATTACATTCAATTACGAAGTGCTAATGGCACTCAGCTAGAGCATATGCAACTAGCGCAAGAGTGTGCAAAAGCTATTTCTAAAATATTCCCTATTGATGAATATGGAAACATTAATAGTTAGTAAAGTAAACGAAGTCTATATGTCAGTAGACTGTGATGGAGGGTCTTGTTGGGAACTTCAAGACTACTTTACGTTTACAGTGCCAGGTATGCAATTCATGCCACAGGTTAGAAATAAAATGTGGGATGGAAAAATAAGATTATTCAATCCATCAACCAAACGAATTTACTCAGGGTTGTTACCTCATGTGCAAAGATTTGCATCCGAGAGAGGATATAATATAGTAATCGATCCTGCATACAATGATCAAGAATTTAGCTTAGCAGAAGCTAAAGAATTCGTTTCAACAATTGGTTTACCATTTGCGCCTCGTGATTATCAGTTGGACGCATTTGCTCATGCAGTAAAGAAAAGGCGTGCCTTGCTGTTATCACCAACAGCAAGTGGTAAATCTCTTATCATTTATATGTTATCAAAGTACTTAAACCAAAAGACTTTGATTATTGTACCGACAATATCATTAGTACAACAGATGGCTGGCGACTTTAAGTCATACGGTTATAATGAATCAATGCATTGTATAACAGCTGGTGTTGAAAAAGAAACAAATGATTTAGTAACTATTAGTACATGGCAGTCTATTCATAAGATGCCTCGAAAATGGTTTGAGCAGTTTGATGTTGTAATAGGCGATGAGGCCCACTTATTTAAAAGCAAGTCTCTAACAAGTATTATGACAAAAACAATCAACACCAAATATAAGTTTGGGTTTACAGGAACATTAGATGGAACACAAACACATAAGTTAGTACTAGAAGGTTTGTTTGGTGCAGTAGAAAAAGTAACAACAACTGATGAACTGATAAAGAAAGGAACCCTTGCTCAATTTAAAATTAAATGTTTAGAGTTACAGTATCCAGAAGAAGTTAAACGTACTCATGCCAATGATAAATACCAAGACGAAGTAGACTTTCTAGTTCGTAACGAAGCACGTAATCGCTTCCTTAGAAATTTAGCTTTGAGTTTAAACGGCAATACCCTCTTACTGTATCAGTTTGTTGACAAACATGGTAAGCCGCTATACAACGAAATTAAGAAAAAGATTAAAGACTCTGTAGACAAAGATAGAAAAGTGTTTTTTGTCTCAGGCGAAGTCGACGGTCAAGCTAGAGAAGATATAAGAGGCATTGTAGAAAATGAAGACAATGCAATCATTGTGGCGAGCTTTGGTACTTTTAGTACTGGTGTTAACATTAAACGCCTGCACAATATTATATTCAGCTCTCCGAGTAAGTCCAGGATTAGAGTATTGCAATCTATTGGTAGAGGACTTCGAAGAGGTGACAATAAACAACAAGCCACTTTGTTTGACATTGCGGATAACCTACAATGGAAATCTAAACGAAACTTCACGTTAGAACATTTTGCGGAACGTATTAAAATGTATAACGAAGAAAAGTTTGATTACAAAATATACAAAGTGGATCTGAAAAAATGACAATAGCGTGTATCAAATTAATTAGCGGTGAAGAATTGATAGCTGAAGTACAACAAGGATCCAATCCCTTAGATATCATTGTTCATAATCCTGTCGTAGTTCACAAACAACAGACAGCAATGGGTCCAATGATGACAGTATCACATTGGCTAATGTTCACAAAAGAGAACAAAGCCACTATTAATCGCAAGAACATCGTTGCCTTAGAAGTTGATTTAGAGGAGAATGCTATACAACACTACATGAAGTTTATCAATAACAAAGGGGAATTGAACCACTTGGATAACCAAGAAAAGTTAGATGAGCTTTTACATAAACTAGATGAGTTAACAGGAGAAAATGTAATAGAAACTGATAATATGAATGAGCCAGAATCTAATACTACAATACACTAATGCCTAAGAAAAGATCCGAACATTACGTAGACAACAAAAAACTATATGCAGAGATGGTAGACTATCTGAATGCAGTAAAAGAAGCAGATGAGTCTGGCGACGACAAGCCAAGAATTCCAGAGTACATTGGGGAGTGCTTGCTTAAGATTTCAACCCGTCTATCAACAAAACCTAACTTCATTAACTACACGTACCGTGATGAAATGATAAGCGACGGTATTGAAAATTGCATAAACTACATACAAAACTTTAAACCAGATAAGTCGGACAATCCTTTTGCATACTTCACACAGATAATTTATTATGCTTTTTTAAGAAGAATTCAAAGAGAGAAAAAGCAGCTGTATATTAAACACAAGACATTAGAAAGAAGTCTAGTGTTAGATGAATTAGCATCACATAGTGATGCTGGGGCGCAGGGTGATCAAGGAGCATATGTTAATCTAGAAACTCCTTACATGGTTGACTTTGTAGAAAACTTTGAACGAAAAGAAGAAGAAAAGAAACAGGCTAGGAAGAAGAAGAAAGGCCTCGAGAATTTTGTAGATGACGAAACAACTGATAAATAAGCTACCTATTTTTGGGGAGTATGTATAATGCGTGTGGCGTTAATCACTGACATGCATTTTGGAGCAAGAAATGACTCTAAAAGAGTACACGACCACTTCCAAAAATTTTATGACAATGTATTCTTTCCTGAAATCAAGAAGCGTGGAATTGATACTGTTATTGATCTTGGGGACACTTTTGATCGTAGGAAGTATATTAGCTTTACCTCATTAAAAAGAGCAAAGGAAATGTTCTTTCAACCGTTGCATGATGCTGGAATTGATCTGCATGTTATTGTTGGCAACCATGATTCAGTTTATAAAAATACCTTAGAAGTTAATTCAATAGACTTGCTGCTAGAAGAGTATCCAAACATTACAACATATGTTAGACCTGAAGTGATAGAAATGGACAACACAGAAATAATGTTGGTTCCATGGGTGTGTGATGCAAATGAAGAAGAAACGTTTGTTATGGCAGATAAAACTACTGCACAAATACTACTAGGTCACCTAGAGTTAGCAGGGTACCAAATGTATAAAGGTGGATTTATTGATCACGGTATATCGGACAACTGGCTAAAGAAATTTGACCTAGTTTGCAGCGGACATTATCACCACAAGTCAACTAATGGCAATGTTAACTATCTTGGGTGTCCGTATGAGATGACTTGGAGTGACTACAACGATCAAAAAGGATTTCATATACTAGACACAGACTCAAGAACAATTGAATTTATACCTAATCCTCATACAATGTTTCATAAAGTGTGGTATGATGATACTGGATTAGATATGCACGGTCTGTTAAAACAGACAGAACAGTTTGAGAATTACAAAGGCAAAGTAGTTAAGGTTATTATTAAGAATAAAGACAATCCTACATTATTTGATTTGTACATAGAAAAATTAGAAGGATCCGATCCTTTGAACATTCAAGTGGTCCAAGACCACTTACACTTAGATGTTGAAGACGATGCAGACATCGTTGATGAAGCAGAAGATACATTAACAATATTAGATAACTATGTTACTAATTTAGACATAAAGAATGACAGGGTTGATCTACAAAAACTTTTAAGAGAGTTATATCAAGAAGCATTGCAAGTAAGTTAAATTTATGATCATATTTGAAAAGGTTCGATGGAAGAATTTTCTATCGTATGGAAATAGTTGGTGTGAGTTAGACCTCAATAAACATAAAGATACATTAATCATTGGAGAGAACGGAGCTGGTAAGTCTACGTTCTTAGATGCATTGTCATATGCATTGTACATGAAGCCGTTTAGAAAAGTTAACAATCCTCAACTTGTTAATTCAATTAATAAGAAGCACCTAAAGGTAGAAGTTGAATTTAAGGTTGGAGGTAATCACTATAAAGTAGTGAGAGGCCACGCACCAAGACTATTTGAGGTCTATCAGAACGGCGATCTACTAAACCAAGATGCCCATACAAAAGACTATCAGAAAGTACTAGAACAAAGTATCCTAAAAATGAGCTACAAATCATTTACACAGATTGTAGTTTTAGGTAGTAGAAACTTCGTCCCTTTCATGCAATTGTCTGGAGCTGATAGAAGAACAGTGATTGAAGATTTACTTGACATTCAAATCTTTAGTACCATGGCTTCTTTGTTAAAAGACAAGCTAGCAGACAATAGATCACAGCTACAACAGGTAGATTATGATGTGAATCTGTTAGAAGAAAAAATTACAATTCAAAATCAATATCTTGAAGATATTGCTAAAGATAAGAAACAACAGCTAAATAAGATCAAGCTACAGATTAAAGAAAAACAAGATAAGGTATCTGAGTTACAATCAGAACTAGCTCTTGTTGAAGGTCATGCAAAAGAGTTGTTAGAGCAGTGTGCACCGTTAGAGTCTGTTTCTCAACGTGTGCAACAATTGATTGCACTTGAAGGACAAATTGAGTCCAAGATTACTAAACTGAAAAGGCAATTAAAGTTCTATGAAGACAACAGCGACTGTCCGACGTGCGGACAAGAAATTGATGACGAGTTCAAAAGACAAGTCACAGATGAGACTGACTCCTCTATCACGGAGACAGAAACAGGTCTTACGCAACTTGAGACACAAATCCAAACTCAGTCCGCTAGAATATCAGATCTTAAGAGAATACAGGATGAGGCTACGGAAGCAGAAAGAAATGCAGGCCGTCTTAAAGCAGAAATCTCATCCATCAATTCGGTTATTGAGGGTATGGAGAAGGAAGTTGAAGAGAGCACTTCGGAGAACAACAATTCAGACCATGCAGCTACTAAGGTTCAAGAACTCACGGACGAGTTAGAAATAACTCAAAAGAGAAAAGTTGCACTAAGACAACAACAGACTGTTTTTAATACTGCTCAAGTGTTATTGAAAGACACAGGTATTAAATCAAAAATTATTAAACAATATGTTCCTGTGATGAACAAGCTAATTAACAAATACTTAGCTGCTATGGAATTCTTTGTTGACTTCCATTTGGATGAAGACTTCAAAGAAACAATTAGGTCACGTCATAGAGACGATTTTGCATACGCATCATTCTCTGAAGGAGAAAAGATGAGGATTGACCTATCGTTATTGTTTACATGGAGAGCCATTGCTAAGTTAAAGAACAGTGCATCTACTAATATACTGATCATGGATGAGATTTTTGATAGCAGTCTCGATGCATCAGGTACAGATGAGTTCTTAAAAATCATAAAAGAGTTGACTTCAGATACAAGTATCGTTATAATATCTCACAAGACAGACCAACTTCTCGATAAGTTTTCTAATGTAGTTAGATTCGAGAAGCATAAGAACTTCTCAAGGATTGCAGAATGACAGATAAAGAATTTAAGAAAAAGTATAATCTAGTTGAATCATCACATTCATTGCTGAGAACTAAACTAGAAAAGTTTGATTTCAACAATCCGCCTGTAGATCCAGTAGAGCTTGGAACAGATATGTTAGCTCATATGAGATACTATGGAGGGATAGGTTTATCAGCTAATCAATTAGGATTACCATATCGTGTATTCGTAATGGAAGGAGAGCCTGGTTTTGTTTGTTTCAATCCAGCGATTACTGCTTCTGCTGGTGAAGATATTTTGTTAGATGAAGGTTGTCTAACATTCCCTGGTTTCTATCTCAAGAAGAGAAGACCAGAAATGATAAGAGTTAGATTTATGGATCCATATGGCAACCCTTGTGTAAAGAAATTTAATGGTATGAGCGCTAGATGTTTTCAGCATGAGTTAGAACATCTTGAGGGTGGCAACTTTATGGAAGGCGTTAGCGATCTTGTACTACAAAGAGCTAAAGATAAACAAAGGAAACTTTTACGTCAATTGAGAAAGCGTACCAGGGACCTTAAGAAGGTAAAAAATAAATGAGACCAATAGCATATTCAGAAATATTTCATTCGATTCAAGGAGAGGGATACTATACCGGTGTGCCTAGTACATGGTTGAGGTTCTTCTTATGCAATCTACAATGCGATGGGTTTGGTCAAGATGACCCGACTAATCCAGATACATATGACCTACCATACCAATCAATTGAAGTAAAAGATATCACTAAGATAGAAGACTTGCCTGTATGGGAGAAGGGCTGTGACTCATCATACTCGTGGTCTAAGAAGTTTAAACACTTACAGCATAAACATACAGCAAGAGAGATTGGTGCCTTATTAACAGATGCTAATAAGAACGAGTATAATCCTGAAGGCATGTGGACACATCCGGTGTCAGGACAGACGACTCACTTATGTATTACTGGTGGCGAACCATTAATGAAGCATGCACAGAAAGCCTTTGTTGAGATATGGGGCGAGAAGTTTAGAGGTAATTTAGTAGGATGGAAGCCAATGGATGTAACATGGGAAACTAATGGTACACAAGAGCTTACAGATGACTTCTTTAACTATGTAGGCAATCCTGGTGTATTCACACCTCGTCCATTTATATCCTGCTCACCTAAACTATTTACAGTATCAGGTGAAGATCCAAAGAGAGCTATCAAACCAGACTTTGTAGCTAAGTACAATGA